CTATGTATAACAGCATGCACAAAGATGAAGTCGAAGACTCAGAAGAGGTTGACGAATCCTTGACTAAAGCAGAAATTGCGAGAAACATCGTTGAAATGCTGAAAGGCATGGACGAAGAAGCAGTAAATGAATTCGCATCTTCACTTCAAGAGGAAGAAATGCCTAAGAAGAAGAAAGATGATGAAGACGAAGAAGAAGTCGCTGAAGAAGACGATAAAGAAGATGACGAAGACGAAGACGAAGATGACGAAAAAGAAGTCAAAGAGTCTAACAAAGTTGAGTCAGAACTTGTTGAGATGGAAATAGAGGACGACCTAGAGAAAATCTCAGAAGCCCTTGAACTTTCAGAAGAAAATTCCGAGAAGGCAAGAACAATCTTTAAGGCAGCTGTATCTTCAAAAGTTTCAGAAATCAAAGAACAACTCGAATCAGAGTATTCAGAAAATTTAAAAACCTCAATAGAGAATGTTAAAGGCGACCTTGCGGAAGCAGTTGACAAATATCTATCATATTGTGCAGAAGAGTGGACGAAAGAAAACGAACTTGCAATCGAAAGAGGTTTGAGGTCAGAAATGACAGATAACTTTATCGATGGATTAAAAACATTGTTCGTAGAACATTATGTTGAAGTACCAGAAGATAAGTATGATGTTATTGACGAACTCGCAAATCGTCTTGATGAGATGGAAGAAAAACTTGACAGCGAAGTTCATAAGAATATGGAAATCGTTGAAGAGAATGATTCACTCAAAAGACAAAATGTTGTGAGAGAGGCATGTCTCGACTTGTCTGAATCACAAAAAGAGAAAATGGTTTCATTATCAGAAGGAGTAGACTACAAAGACACAGAAGATTTCGCTGAGAAAGTTTCTGAGTTAAAAGAAGCTTACTTCCCAAGTGATGAAGTCATTGCAGAAGAAACTGTTGTAGAAGAAGGAACAGGTGAGTTCTCAGATGAGAGTGAAACTGTTTTAGACCCTAACATGAACAGATATTCATCTGCTATAAGTAAACTAAAACCATTAGGTTAATAATTAATAGGAAATAACAATGTTTTTATCAGAAAACTTACAAGAAAAGTGGGAGCCGATTCTAGAACATTCCGATTTGCCAAGCATTGAGGATAACTACAAGAAAGCCGTCACAGCAGTTATTTTAGAAAACCAAGAGAAAGCACTTGCAGAAGACAGAGCTACTCTTGAAGAAGCTGCACCTGTTAATGCTACTGGCACTGGAATTAGTAATTGGGACCCAATCCTAATCTCACTAGTTCGAAGAGCTATGCCAAATCTCGTTGCTTACGACATTTGCGGTGTTCAACCAATGACTGGTCCTACAGGACTTATCTTCGCTATGAAAGCAAGATATCAAGACTATCCATCAGGAAATAGACTTGCACAATCAGAAGCTATGGGCGTAAATGAAGTTAGAACTGCACATTCAGCAGCTGCTAACACTGATAACGCTGGTGTAGATTCTGACCCAGAAGGCGACCCATTTGCATCTTCAAGTGCTTATGAGAACGCTACTTCAACAGGAATGAGCACAGCTACAGCTGAAGCTCTTGGTGATGCGGCTAATAACGCATTTGCTGAGATGTCATTCACAATTGAGAAATCAACCGTGACTGCTGTATCCAGAGCATTAAAAGCAGAATACACTCTAGAACTTGCACAAGACTTAAAAGCAATCCACGGTCTTGACGCTGAATCTGAGTTAGCAAACATTCTTTCAAGTGAAATACTTGCAGAGATTAACAGAGAAGTTGTGAGAGAAGTAAACAACCAAGCAAAAACTGGTGCTGCTGGCACTGCTTCTGCTGGTACTTTCAACTTAGATGTTGACGCTAACGGCAGATGGTCAGTTGAGAAGTTCAAAGGTTTATTGTTCCAAATCGAAAGAGAAAGTAATGTAATCGCAAAAGAAACAAGAAGAGGAAAAGGTAACTTTATCCTTTGTTCTTCTGATGTTGCTTCTGCATTATCAATGGCAGGCGTATTAGACTACGCACCTGCACTTAACACTTCATTAAATGTTGATGACACAGGCAATACATTTGCTGGTGTTCTTAACGGAAGAGTTAAAGTATATGTTGACCCATATGCTGGTGCAGACTACATGACAGTTGGTTATAGAGGTTCTAACCCTTATGACGCTGGTATGTTCTATTGCCCATATGTTCCACTACAAATGGTGAGAGCAGTTGGTGAGAATACTTTCCAACCAAAAATCGGATTCAAAACAAGATACGGAATGGTATCTAACCCATTTGTTGGTGCTACACCTGCAAACGGACTTGCATCTGACGGAACAAACCAATACTACAGAAAAATTAAAGTTTCTAACATTCTTTAATCGTAGTAAGAAAGTTTCGACTTTTAAAGGGGTCTTTTTAAGACCCCTTTTTTTATGCACTAAATATAATTGTATCATGAAGATACAGACATAACACACATACACACAGGAGGAAATTATGTCAACTAAAACCAAATCAGGATTTGAAATCCGAGCAGACTTACTTAGTCAAGCACAAGGTCTAGTCGAAGGCAATCTCTACAGAGAGAATGAAAAAATCGATAGACACAATGAAATATTCCCTAACGATAAAAAACCATTAGGTGAACAATTCATAAGTGTTGAAGATGTTATTCAAACTGCTAGAGCGCTAAATGAGTTTGTAAACGAGAAGTAAGGTATTTGGGGAACTTCGGTTCCCCATTTAGATAAATAGTAGTATGGCTATTAAAACAGATATCAACAGGTCGATACTTAACAGAAATAACTTTAAACTACTAATAGATAAAGTTCCTACTGTAGAGTATTATGTTCGAACAGTAAACATTCCAGGCATCACATTCGGAGAAACAGTTCAAGCTGCTGGGGTTGGTCTTGATGCATTTTTTCCAGGTGATAAGGCATCATTCGATACACTAGAAGTATCATTCATTGTTGACGAAGACTTAGAGAACTTCTCAGAGATATACAATTGGATAGACTCTATAGTTCCTTTGAGTGACCCAAAACTATTTGAAACATATACTGAGACTGCAAAGACTAGAACAAATGTTCTTGCATCGATTGACAATGACCAAAATCAATATTCTGATATTACATTAGTCTTAAATACAAACAAAAACATACCAAACAGATTCATAAGATTTCACGATTGTTTTCCTATATCATTAGGGTCGATTGAACTAGAATCTGGTGCTGATGCTGAACCAGCAACAGTAAGTGTATCATTTAGATTTACATACTACGAAATTAAAACCACCTCGTAAAATCACACCTTTTGTGATATAATATATACATTATGACTTTAGATGAAATCAAATTACAGTGGGAAAAGGATTGCGAAGTAGATGATATCGAACTAGATAAGTCATCACTAGAAGTTCCTAAATTACATGCAAAGTATTCTGATATGCTTTCAAGTAAAATTCTATTACTCAAAAAATACAATCAAGACTATAACGAACTACTAAAGTATAAATGGTTATGGTATACAGGTAAATTAGATGATGACCAAATACAAAAGTTTGGTTGGAAGACAGACCCATTCGATGGTCTAAAGATAATGAAGAATGATTTCAATTACTTCTTCAATGCAGATAACGATTTAAAAACACTCAAAGCAAAAATAGAATATCTAGAAGTCACCGTTGATTTCTTGAAAAGATGTATGGACAATATTACATGGCGCCATCAAACAATCAAGAACACAATAGAGTGGCGTAAATTTATGGCAGGTCAATAATGTTAGATGTATTAATAACTGTTTTTTTAATAACATCATTGATGTTAGGCATAGCAGTCATATGGTATGAGGACTTTATAAAATGACATTAGGACAATATTGTATTATCTATAATCAGTATTTCACTGAGAGAGAATGTGATGCAATACAAACAGCAGCTGAAACAATAGAGTTAGAACAAGGTCGAATTGGTAATGGTGAAACTGACCCCGATGCGCCTAGAGGCGAAGCTTCTGGAACTAACGATGACTTTATTAGACAATCAGATGTAAAATGGTTGATGCATCATTTCTTACCAGAAGATATATCGCAAAAGATTACAGATGGTATCAATCAAGCAAACTTAGATGCGAACTGGATGTTTCAGTGGGACCATATAGAAAATCATCAATACACTATCTATAGACATAGACCAGATGCAAAAGTCACAGGAGATTTTTATACATGGCATACAGACTCAGGTGCAACAGCACAATCAGAAGGTGGTCGTATTAGAAAGATAAGTTCAACAATTCAATTATCAAATCCAGATGAATATGAAGGTGGTCATTTTCAATGGATAGAACCTGTTGGTTTATTTGATAAACTCAAATCAACAGGAGTGCAAACTGTAAATGTAGACCCATACATACAGACTGCACCATTCAGTGCGAAAGAAAGAGGTTCATTTATAATCTTTCCTTCTTTTGTTCATCACCAAGTGCAACCAGTGACTAGAGGAACAAGAGTATCTTTAGTTAGTTGGTATCACGGTCAACCTTATGTCTGAAACAGTTAGAGTAGAAAAATTAGATGAAGTCTTCATGAGAGTTCATTGTGATGATGGTCTTGCAAAAGACTTACATGACTTCTTTTCGTTTACAGTTCCTGGTGCCAAGTTTATGCCGTCTTATAAGAACAAATATTGGGATGGCAAAGTTAGATTATTCTCTATCAAAACAAATAAGATTTACATAGGTCTATTACCATATGTCGATGAGTTCTGTAGAGAAAGAGGTTTTAACTTTGAAGGTATACAAGATGTAATAGGAGAGAAACAAAGAGCAACAGAAGAACTACATCAGTTTATAGAAGAACTAAACTTACCTTTCTCGCCAAGAGATTATCAAATGGAAGCATTTAGAACTGCTGTGCAATATGGCAGACAACTTTTACTTTCACCAACTGCAAGTGGTAAATCATTAATCATTTATTTACTCGCAAGATATTATAACAAGAAAACAATTATTATAGTGCCGACTACATCACTCGTAGAACAAATGGCAAAGGACTTTATAGATTATGGATATGATGAAGAGATTTGTAAAATTTATAGTGGTCAACCTGTGTTTGATTCAGCAATCACGATTACAACATGGCAAAGCTTTGCTAAGGCACCTAAAGAAGTAATGCAATCATTTGATGTTGTAGTAGGAGATGAAGCGCATTTATTTAAGGCACAAACACTAAAAGGTATCTTAGAGAAGATGAAGACTACTGCAATTAGAATCGGCACAACAGGAACATTAGATGGTTCTGAATGTCATAGATTACAGTTAGAAGGTATGTTTGGTCCTGTAAAGAAAGTCATATCGTCATACCAACTTATGGAAGAAGGAACGATTGCAAAAATTAATATACAATGTGTCATACTCCGTCATACTAAACAGAAGAAAATGACCTATCAAGAAGAGATGGACTATCTATGTTCTAGTGAAGAAAGAAATAAATTTATTACAAATCTAGTTTCATCGTTAAAAGGTAATACATTAGTATTGTTTCAGTATGTAGAAAAACATGGTGAAGTATTATATCCTATGTTAGATGGCAGAGTAAAAGATTTACATTATGTATTCGGTGGCACTGATACAGAAGACAGAGAGAAAGTCAGAGAACTTGTAGAGAAATCAAATGATAGTGTGATACTCGCATCATACGGAACATTCTCTACAGGTATCAATATTAAGAAGATAGATAATGTAGTGTTTGCAAGTCCTTCGAAGTCTAGAATTAGAAACTTACAGTCAATTGGTCGTGGTCTTCGTAAGGCAGATGGTAAAGATAGTATGAGATTGTTTGATATCGCAGATGATTTACAATGTGATAATTTTACACTTCGTCACTTGAAAGAAAGAATAAATACCTATAACGAGGAAAACTTTCCTTACGAACTAAAACAATTTGACTTAAAATGACAACACCAAAAGATTTAGTACCAGAAAGATACGAAGTTATCAAACTAAAATCAGGCGCAGAGATTGTTGGTATGACTAGAGATTGTGGCGACCATTTAGAGATTACTCTTCCTATGATATGCCAACTATCACTAGTTCCAGGAACACCAAGAACTAATGCTGTCTTTTATCCTTATGCACCTTTAAGTGCTGATGAGATTATTAATATACCTAAGTTCGAAATCATACATAGAAATCTTATGAACGAGCAATTCGTTCCTTACTATGACGATGCATCTTCTAGATGGTTCGATATGATTGAGAACAAATCTATACCTCTTGCAACAGTTGAAGATAAGAAAGTATCTGAAATCATGCGTAGGTCAATTGATAGAATGATGTCAAGAATGACTGAGGCACCAGATGAACAATTCATAGAAGAACAGTTAGAAGATATGGATTGGGAAATGGAAGAGTTCGAATTATCTGAACCACCAATCGATAAAAAAAAGTTGCACTAATTTTCACAAACTTTTATTTTAGGGCTAGTAATTTACTAAATAACAGTGTATAATCCACAGTGATAATACATTATTTGTAAAACATATATTAACCTGGAGAAAACCATGTCGAAAGCAATTGCAGTTGCGAAGAGCATGGTGGGAAAATTCGAAGACCTGAGAGAAGTGCTACCAAGCATCATTGAAGCCCTAGAGTTCGTGACACTATTGACTCTTCCAATCTTATTACCGTTCGCTATAATGTTTTTAGCATTAGCACAATACTAATGTCTAAAGAAAGAGTAGAAAAAATTAGAGATAACCTAGAGGTGTTTTGCCTCTGGGTTATCTTCATATTAGCAACAGGTGGGATAGTTCAAATATGAAACAACAATATGACCCTGTCTGGAAAAGATGGCAAACAGTTCCGTCTGCCGTAGAAGATTGCGCCGATGTCACTTCCGGCTATGAACAACAACTTGAACTCTTACTAAATAAACCTAGAGATGCGACTCCTAAAGAAGCAGAAGATTGGTATGAAGAAGAGTTGAAGTGGTGGGGAGATAGACAATTGAAAATAGTTGCGATTGCTACTGTAGTTCAAATATCCGCACTAGGATTTATGGCAGCTGTAATGTTGTTTAATCAAAGTGTATTTGGATAGGTCCTGACCCTGGCGACAAAGCTATCATATCATACTAACCTCGATTCTGAAAAGGGGTTTTCTAAAAAACTTTTAAAAAAATAAATACTAAAAACCACTTACAATCATTGAAGGAACCTAGTATAATAACTACATCATGGCAAAAAACGCAAAACAAAATGAACACTATGTCAACAACAAAGAGTTCACACAAGCAGTCGCCGAGTTCAACGAAAAAGTAAAACTCGCCGAATCAAAAGGCAAAACGCCACCACAAATGTCCAACTACATAGGAGAGTGTATCTATAAGATTGCAACTCGACTATCTACGAGGCCTAACTTTATAAACTATACCTACAGAGATGAGATGATATGTGATGCAATTGAAAACTGTATTCAGTATATCGGAAACTTCAATGTAGAAAAATCTAACAACGCATTTGCATACATTACTCAGATTTGTTATTACGCCTTTCTTAGAAGGATACAGAAAGAGAAGAAACAAGTCTTCATCAAACAACAGATGACTATGGATATAACCGCAGATACATTTGAAACAATAGATGGTGATACAACTGGTATGACTAATACTAATGTAGAGTGGATGCAAGAAAACATGACACAAGTCCAATACGAACCGAGGAAATCAAAACGAAAGACATCTACTAAGACTAAAGGTCTAGACAAATTTACTGAATGAAAATAGCGATACTTAATGACACACACGCAGGTGTTCGTGGTGATATGATTGAGATGGCCAAATATCAAGGTCGTTTCTATGAAGAAGTTTTCTTCCCATATCTAGATGAACACAATATAAAGCAAATCTTACACTTAGGCGATTACTTCGATAGAAGAAAGTATGTAAACTTCTCTTCATTAAAGTATAATCGTGAACACTTCATAGAGCCTATGTTAGAGAGAGACATCAAAATGGATTTGATTCTAGGTAATCATGATGTCTATTATAAGAATACTAACGAAGTAAATGCACCAGAGTTATTACTATTCGAAAGTGATAACATCAATATCATTTCAGAACCAATGGTCAAAGAATACGATGGTATTCCTCTTGCACTTGTTCCTTGGATA